TGTTGGTGCGGCACTTAAAAAGCCGTCTGCGTGCGTTTCAGCGCGTGATTTGGTTTTTCTTTTGGCGTTGGCGATTGTTGCTCCGAGTTTGGCGCCGTGACTTCGGTTGCATTGTGTGTGTGCGATTCCTGCGCCGTCCATACCGGGGGTGATATCACCGGTTAGGGCTAGGGGTGGTTCGTGGTCTGCGCTGGGCCCGTCGGGGTGGTTGCCGCTGAGTGTCAGGTCTACTGGGTATCCACAACGAATGCATATTGGCTCGCATTGCTCGAGCACTTGCTTTCGCCATGCTCTGTATGCAGCTGTGTTCCGGCGGGGGTTACTTCCCATGTTCGATTGTTCGCAGTATGCGGTGGACGGCGTCGGCTGGGTATCCCTTGGCACGGGCGGCCTGGGCCTTCCATAGGCGTGTGTGGGTACTTGGCCTGCAGTATTGGCAAGGCGCGGCTGTGCCCTCGTCGTGTGTGTACCAGCCTTGGTAACAGTCGATGTGTTCGCAGACGCAACCTGGCTTGCGGCAATGTGCGTCAAGTTTGTTTGTCATTGTTTGTTTCCCTTGTTCGCGGTTGGGGTCGGCCGCCTCGAGCTCGAGCTGGCGCTCGATTCGGCCTCCCGTGGTGGTCTGTTTTCGAGAATACTCACCCTACCTAGCGTTGGTCTACAGGCGGCCGGTGCTGTTTCCTCCGTCATTCCGGTCAAGCCTCTACCCCATACTAACCAGGCCGGTTGGGGCATACCTCGGCGCTACTTGTCTAGCCGGTGTCGTCTGGTGGTTCGACGTTGTACCAGTCCTCGGGGGCTTTCGTGGACCGCTCGACGTGGCCGCTCTTCGAGTCGCCTAGGGCCTTGAGCTTCTCGATCACCTGGGAGCACTCGTACTTGTTCCACGTTTCGGGTGGGCTGTAAGCGCCCAGGACCTCGACCACCACGTCCATGGATCCATCGCCGACTGTAGAAAGCAGCCGCTTAACGAATTTAAGTTGTTTTTCTGTGGGAGCTTCGCCGGCCATAGTCTGCGCTAGGGGCCCTGAAACGGTCGCTGGAACGATTTTGGGCCTATCGGCTACCTGGGTTCGGTTGACTTCGTCCCAGGTGGCTACGCCCTTGTCGATGCCGATACCGATTAGCGGCGAGAGCTCGACCCCACGCGCTGGTTTCTACGTTTTGTACCTCTGACCATTTCGTGTAGGGCGTCATGCCCGGGATAACCTCCCAGGCCGTCCCGATTCCGGGTCGTGTGTCGTCGGGGGTCCGGTAGGCGTAGGCGCGGCCGATTACCCAGGTTTTCCCCTCGATTTCCCTAAATTCGACCGGGTCGAGCTGCAGCGATCCATCTGGGTAGCGTTTCATAAATGCGCGTAGCCGCTCGGCCACGGTTACGTAATCTTTCAGGTCGAAGCTCATTGGCGTTCAGCCTCGAGCGCTTGCAGCTGTGAGCATTCGGCGTAGTGGCGTTTCCATGAGCCCATATCGCCTACCCAACGTTTTTCACACATTTTGCACAGGATCGTAACGTTAGGCATCTGCCACCTCCCGATCTAGCGCGGCGCTGATCTTACGTACTAGGTCTGACGCTTGCTCTCTGTCCAGCATGACGTGGGTCATGTTTCTGGTGTCGTCGATCCACGCCTGGATCGTTTGGCCTACGCCTGTAGCCTCGACGTGGAGGTATTCGCCTCCGATGCTTTGGAATCCCATTCCGTTTCCCCTTCCAATAGTGGGGCGCCCCAGGCTCGTTTCTTCCCCCCCCGAGCTTCTCCGCTTTTGGCGTGTGGGCTGGGGCGCCGTTTACCTATGCTAGCCCCTCAACCCAACCGGCGACGCCCAAAAGCAGTAGCCAGCCGGTGGCAGCTGTGTAGATTTTGATTCGGTTTAGCATTCGTGGACTCGCTTTTCCGATTGTGAGCGCGTGTGCAGCCGCCCAATGATGTTTCCCCTTGCCGTTCCAATACGTGCGCCAAAATACCCTGTCCTGCACGATTTTTGGTGCATTGCTTGGCCGTACGCCAACATAGCGACTCAAACCCGCTAGGTGGGCGTAGTGATCCCAGGTGCTCTGTATGAATTGGTAGGCGCCGGATCCGTACCGGCCGTCGGCTTTGTAGCGTCCTCCGCTTTCCCGCAAAATTACGCATTTACGGAACGGTTCGGCGGCTTTTACGTACCATTTTCCCTGATAGTGGCTATCGGGAATGTCGGCTGGCCCTTGAGCCATGGCGACAGCGGATACAGCCTCGAGCAGCATAGTTTCCCCTTTCGTAACGTTGAGCGTATCTTTAGCCGTGGCGGCTAAGTCAAGGCCGACGCGCTATTTTTTCTGACATAAATGCTTAACCTGGAATAACTCGGTCGTTATTCCTCGAAATACTCGCTGAGGTCGACGTCGACTGTTTCGGCTATTTCGGTTGTAAATCCGAGGCTTACTGTGGGTTTCGTTTCCTCGTCCTCGACGGTTTCCTGGTTCATGAGTAGGTAGATAGTTGTTGCTTTGCCTAGCAGGCTGTGGAGCTGTCGTGTGGTCAATGGCTGGTCGGACTCTATGACCACTTCCCCTACTTGTATTCGGACCATGGCCGGGCGAGTGATTCGGCAATGAGGGTGTAGCCGATTTGGTCCAGGTAATGGTCCCGGTCGTAGTTGTATCGACCTCGAGCTATTTTCAGCAGCAGTAACATTTGTGCTACGTCTTTCGACTCTACCCAGACGTCGAGGTAGGCGCTCCACATTCCGGCGATTCTGGCTAGGGTTTCCTCGGGCGGCCCGTGCGTGTCGTAGCGGTCATTTTCTACTGTGCCTGTGGCCTCGTAGGCCAGGTGTACGTCGATCACGTTTCCCCCTAAATGGGTCGTGTTTGGCCGTTGCTTAACACTCGGCAGTATGCGCCACAGACGCAAACGAGTCGAGCATATTTGGCGGTTTTTGTGTATGCCAGGCCGGCGGGTTCCAGGTCGGTGGATCCGCAGCTGGGGCAGGCCGCCATATCGCCCGACCATAGGCCCAGGTGGGCGGCTTTAATCCATGGCCGTAGAGAGTCGAATAGCTTCTCGGTTACGACTACGTCTTGTTTGTTGTAGGCCCTAAATTTTGTCCAGGCTTTGTCGTCGTCCTCGAGGACCTTTCGCCACAACTGGGCTACGCCTGTTTCGAGTTTTGTGGGCAGGCCCATAGCCTCGGTGACGTAGCCTAGGCGGTTGCTGGCGAACTTAAACCGGCGTTTGACGACCTGGTATAGGTCGACGTCTTGCCATGGGCTGACTGGCGGGTAGCCGTTGTCGACCAGGGTTCGCAAAATTATGGGTATGTCGTGCCTTAGTCCGTTGTATGTCACAACTATGTCAGCGTCGTTTAGGGCGCTCCACAGCTCGTCGAGCATGGCCTCAACGCCGTCGTGGTACTCGCTGTAAAACTGTACGGTTTTCTGTTCATGCCATTTGCCGGCCCAGCACAGTAACCGGGCAGGCTCGAGGATCCGGTCGGGCGGTATGTCGGCGCCCCATAGGTCGTAGGTGTAGGCCAGATGTGGGCTGTTTTCCACGTCTAGCGTCAGGATCCGCGGGGTTTCCTGAACTTTGGCCGGCATCTGTTTAGGTTTTGCCTCGGCGGAAAATCGGCAGCGGGAAACGTCGACGGCCTCGGACGGGCGCGACGTCGGTAAACGAAACATGTATATGGCTGTAGTGGCCGTAGCCCCTGCCGCGCCATTGCCACCAGGTCCGGGCGTACGTTCCGCTTGCTATGCGGTCATTAAAAACAACGTACTTAATCCGGTGGCAGCCCGGTCTACCTGACGCAGCGTATTCGACGATCTGGTTAGCCAGCTCCTGCGCGGCCTTTTTTGCTTGCTCGCTTGTTCCAGGGAATCAGGTCGGCGTCTATGTCGATCGCGTGGACCCAGCCGTTTTTGTCGGGGTTGTGATCGCTTTTGCGGGCCTGGTGGGCTCGATCACCAATCCATCCGTCCGATCGTTTGTCACGACCTGGGAACGCCTTATCAACCTGCTTGCGTAGTTTGACGCCTGCAGCTACTAGCCGAGCCATTACTCGCCCTCGATCTCTAATTCTGGTTGGCCCGCGTACTCGTCGGGATCCGGTGACATGTTCAGCAAGGCTGAGACGGGCGCTGCCACGCCAAGCACAGCAGCGACTAGGGCCAGCCATAATGGGGCGGATTGGGCGTCGAGTACGTCGTACATGATCAGCAGCGGGACGATTACCAGGGCGATGCTGTAAAGGTACTGCCGGCGTTTGCGCGTGAAGAATTCGGCCATGAGGGTCTCCTAACGGTCCATGTGCCACTCAATATGGTCGTCTACTTTGCCGCGGATTTCCCGCACATCGGCTTTAATCTCGTTCAGCGTGTCCCTGGTGGAGCTGCCACCGTTAGGCCTGAATTCCTTCTGTAGCCGTATTTGGGCGCGAATAATCCAGGAAAGGCCCGCCAGTACGGCGGTAACGACGGTGACGAGGGGTACCAGCCCCTCGAGCGACTGTAGGTCCATGCCACTAGCGGTTCGCCAGCTTACGCCGGACGACCTCGCGGGCGCGTTCCGTGTTTGCCGATACTTTCGGCTTTGCCTTTGAGCGGCGTTCCTTCTTCTCCTGCTGCAGCTCTTTCTCGACCTCGATGGCTTCTTCGAGGGCTTCCTCATAGGTCTCTGGGTGCTGGGGCATGGTTTCCTCTCGTTTGTCTACGAACGTGTCAGTCCGTTGGCTCTGGCTCTGCCGGTTGCGGTGACACGAACTCGTCTAACTCCGCGTCGTAACGGTCACCGACCCCGGCGTATTTGCCGCGCCGTGCTGCCGGTGTAACTCGTGTCAATCCACGTTCCCGCTAGGCCGATGCCGTTGCAGTACGCAGTGATATCCGCATCGTCGTCGTTGCAGTACGGGATAACGATTACCTCCCGGACGATGCCGTCCTCGATGCGTGCGCGTATGCGTTGTGATAGTCATTAGACCGCCACCC